GGCATCTCTGCACCCGCCCCCTACAAGCCAATCACGGCTAACGTGACACCCAACACACAGCCAATTAAGGCCGGTGAGTGGGTAGACCTGCCCATTACCATGGAGGAGCCCCCAACTTTATGGCAACGTATCAAGGGGTGGTTCCGTGGCACAAACGCCTGAGTCAAAAGTCAAGGCTAAAGTAGTTGCCCAACTCAAAGCGTTGGGTGCCTATTACTTCTACCCCGTCACAGGGGGATATGGCGGTAGCGGGGTGCCCGACATTGTCGGGTGTCTCCGTGGTAAGTTCTTTGCGATTGAGTGCAAAGCAGGGAACAACAAGCCGACCCCATTACAACAAAAGAACATTGACGCTATCACTAAGCAAGGGGGCTTGGTGTGGGTAGTCAACGAAGAAAACTTAAACGAAGTGACTAACATACTAGAGGCAATACCATGAACAATCAACGACCAACTCCGTACGACACAGGCAAAGTCAAGATCGGTGTGCATTACGTACGCAAGCAACCGCAACAAGATGGTGGCGTGTTTGCTGAGATGTTACAGACCGCATTGATCGAACCGCCCAAACCATTAATCGATCGCATCATCCATCGTTTTAAAGTCAAGCACTTTACAACAGTATGAGAATGACTGTAACCAAGAAGGTGCGCATCACCCTGCGCGAAATGACTGACGGCCTGACCTTAGAAGAACTTGCTGAGGTGTCAGGCTGTACACGAACCAACGTCAGAAAGGTTTTAAAGAACATGCCTGACGTATACATTGACCGATGGGAGCCCGCGCCACGTAAGCAGTACAAGGCTGTGTGGTGCGTTGTTATCCCGCCAACCGATTGTCCAAGACCTGATGGAGCACCCAATGAGTGAAACCGAACGCATCGCCACAGAAGCCGTTGACGAGCAAGTCAACTACTGGCCTTTCCCAAGCAAGTTGTTGGGAACACTACCGCTTAACAAGTTACCTTTTAATCCTGATAACGAGGAGGAAAGTCCATTGTGAGTACATCAATCAAAACATCATGTGGAACTGAAGTTTTAATAAGTACAGAAGATTTAGAAGTTGTTTCTAAATATTGTTGGCATATAAACAATCGAGGGTATGTTCGTGCCAATACAAAAACAATGAATGGAACTAGAAGTCAAGTTATGTTGCATAGAATAATTTCAAATGCAAACAGCGGACAAATAGTTGACCACATAAACAGAATTAAAACCGACAACAGGCGAGAAAACTTGCGTTTAGTGCAACCATTAGTTAATTGCTTAAATAGAGGGCCAAAATTAAATTCTAAAAGCAAATATAAAGGTGTATCTAAACAAAGAAATAGATGGCAAGTCTATGTGAACAGAAAATACATTGGCTTATTTGAAACAGAAATAGAAGCCGCAATTGCATATGATTTAAACGTCGCTAAAGTTTTTGGTGAATTTGCAACTACTAACAAAAGCATGGGATTGCTATGAACAGAGAAGAAATTTTTAAACTCATTGAGGATAACGGCCTGACGTTGCATGGTGACATCGAACACTTTGCCTCCTTGGTCGTTGATACCTTCTATGCGAAGTATTTGGAACAACCGACCCCGCAACTTACTGGTGTAGTTTCAGTCACCATGCCTGAGCCTATTGGCTACCTATGCGAAAACGCGGTGGGGCACAAGTACTTTAGATGGAAGAAGCCCCCGAGTACATTCAAACCAATTCCTTTGTACGCCGCTATGAAAGATGTCGCTACAAACGACACATCACAAGAACGTGTCGCTAAAACAAGTGAAAGCGTACATGAGCCTGTGCAGTGGGGTGTTGATTGGGGCAGGGCAGGGGACTCACCTTGCGTCAGCATTATCAAGCGACTGCCCGATGGCCGCATTGAAGTTGTGGCTGTCGAGTATGGGCCACAGCGCACATGGGTTGGGTTGACCAAAGAAGAACGCCACGAGATCAGTATGGCTAACAGACCATACTGCGCAGATGTTATGGCGGCACATGAGGAAGAACTAAAGCGGAGGAACTATGGATGACGATGACATTCAAGAATACGAATCATCAGGGTGGCGTAAGCGTCAAGTAGCCATGCACGAGGTGCAACGAATAGGACAAGAACTTGAGGAGTCCTATCGCAACGAGGTACTCGAAGAGGTAGCCAAAGAGATCGAGAAGATGAAAGTCTTTGGTCAAGACACGATAGCAAGTTTTGCTGTGTACATAAGGAACATGAAGCGATGAGTGGGTTTGTTAAACAGCAGTTGGCTATCGGCAGTAAACAGCCCTTGCACCAACACAAACTGTGCAACAAATGCGAGAGCATGAAGCCCCCCGAGGGTGGCATACAGATGAGTCCTAACAAGTGGCACTGTGCCCGTTGTTGGACTAAGAGAGTAACTGTTCGTAATTTAAATGGAGAACGAAGATGATAGGCAATGATGAACTGAACGAAGCCACTGCGATACTGCGCGGTGCGTGGCGACAAACAACTGAGCACAAGGGTGGGTACTGTGCCGTATGCGATAGATGGGGCAAGATCAATACCCTGCCGTTGACAGGGAGCATGGTCAAGGCATTGATGTGGTTACACCGAGAGCATGCCTCATCGGGCGAGATGTGGATTAACATACCCGAACGTGCCCCGCGCTACGTCATGCGTTCTTATGCTATCTCTACGCTAAAGCATTGGAGTCTGGTGGCACAAAGATACGCACCGCCTCCGACCAAGGAAGAGATCAAGGCAGGTGCACCGCGCAAGACCAAGACATCAGGCATGTGGCAGATCACAGCGCATGGTATTGACTTTCTGAATGAAGCAGTCAAGGTGCCTAAGAAGTTGTTTGTCTACAACGACACCCGAGTGGGTGCAAGCGATGACCTTGTCACGGCACGTGAGTGCTTTGAAGAAGAGTTCAACTATGACGAGATGATGGCAAGCACGTACGCCCACAAGGGTGACATACAACTAGACGATGGAGAAGAAGATGAACCTAATCACGATTGACTTTGAAACTTATTACGACAGGGAGTTCTCACTCTCGAAGATTACAACAGAGGAATATGTACGTAGTGATATGTTCGAAGTCATTGGTGTTGGCGTAAAAGTCAACAGCGACGAAACTGTATGGGCAAGTGGTACGTATGAACAACTCAGGGATTGGTTACAGAAGTCATTCAATTGGGCAGACTCGATGGTCTTGGCTCACAACACATTGTTCGATGGTGCTATCCTTAATTGGCGCTTTGGTATTTATCCTCGTGTTTGGCTTGATACTCTGTGCATGGGGCGTGCTCTACATGGTGTGGAGGTGGGCGGTTCACTCAAGGCGTTGGCAGAGAGGTACAAGTTGGGCGAGAAGGGCACTGAAGTTGTAAACGCCCTTGGCAAACGTCGCGCTGACTTCACCGAAGAAGAACTGTCTCGCTATGGTGATTACTGCATCAACGATGTGGAGTTAACGTACGCGCTGTTTAACAAGATGGCACGTAAGTTTCCCAAGCAAGAGTTAAAGATCATTGACTTGACACTGCGCATGTTCATCGAGCCACGGCTTGAGTTAGACCTTGAGATGTTAGAGCAACATTTGGTTGAGACCAAGGCGCGTAAGGAAGAATTGCTTGAGAGTAGCGGTGTGGATAAGGCTGAACTCATGTCCAATGACAAGTTTGGGGAACTGCTCAAATCGTTTGGCGTTGAGCCCCCCATGAAGATTAGCGCAAAGACAGGCAAGCAAGCGTGGGCGTTTGCTAAGACAGACGAAGAGTTCAAGGCGTTGGCTGACCATCCCGATGTCAGGGTGCAAGCATTGGTTGCCGCACGTCTTGGCACTAAGAGTACGCTAGAAGAAACACGCACACAGCGGTTCATTGACATTGCCAAGCGTGGTTCCTTGCCAGTACCGATCAGGTACTATGCCGCACATACAGGCAGGTTCGGTGGTGATGACAAGATCAACATGCAGAACTTACCGAGCCGTGGGGCGAATGGTAACAAGTTAAAGAAGGCGATCATCGCACCCGAGGGATACACAATCATTGACGCTGACTCAGCGCAGATCGAGGCACGTGTGTTGGCTTGGCTTGCAGGACAAGAGGACTTGGTCACAGCGTTCTCTGAAGGTAAAGACGTGTACAAGAAGATGGCATCTGCGATCTATGGTAAGCCTGAGTTCGAGATCACAAAGGATGAGCGGTTTGTGGGTAAGACTACGATTCTTGGCGCGGGTTACGGCATGGGCGCGGTCAAGTTCCAAGCCCAACTGAAAACCATGGGTGCCGAGGTGGAGTTGGAAGAGTCCCGACGCATCATTGATATTTACCGCAGGACGAACGATGCCGTGGTACGCCTATGGCGACAGGCTCAGAACGCACTTGTGAACTTGTCAAGGGGTGATTCATCTCCGCTTGGCCGGGCTGGTGTGCTTGAGTTGGTTCCTGCTGAGAGCGCAATCCGCCTGCCGAGTGGTCTGCTGATGCGGTATGACGATCTGCGGTTCACCGAGACAGACAAGGGGGTGGAGTTCCACTACCAAACCCGCAAGGGTCGCACCCGTATTTATGGTGGAAAAGTTATTGAGAATGTGTGCCAAGCCATTGCTAGGTGTATCATTGCAGAGCAGATGCTACGTATTGGTAAGCGATACAAGGTTGTGCTGACTGTGCATGACGCTATTGCCATTGTCGTACGTAACGCTGAGGTCGAGGAAGCCAAGTTGTACGTGGAAGCGTGTATGCGTTGGGTTCCCGAATGGGCCACTGGGCTGCCCGTTAATTGTGAGTCAGGCTATGGCAAGTCATACGGAGATTGTTAATGGATAAGTTACCGGCGTGGTCGTTTTCGTCGATCAAGACATTTGAGCAGTGCCCCAAGAAGTATTACCACTTGAAGGTGGTCAAGGACTTCAAGGAGCAGGAGACGGAGGCCATGCACTATGGGACACGTTTTCACGAAGCGGCTGAGTTCTACATCAAAGATGGCACCCCCCTACCCGAGCCGTTTAAGTTCGCGAAGGGGGCGCTGGACAACCTTAACCAACTGCATGGTGAGAAGTTATGTGAGTTTGAGATGGGACTCACCGAAAACCTTGAGCCGTGTGATTTCAAAGCCCCGAACGTATGGTGGCGGGGTATCGCTGACCTGATTATCCTTGACCGAGAGAAGGGCGAGGCGCGGGTGCTTGACTACAAAACAGGCAAATCTGACAAGTACGCTGACAAGGGGCAACTTGAACTCATGGCCTTGGCTATATTCAAGTTCTTCCCTGAGATTACGCGGGTACGTGCAGGGTTGCTGTTTGTCATTGCGCGGTCATTCCCCAAGGCAAGTTACTCCAAAGAGGACGAGCCGGTCTTGTGGCAGAAGTGGCTTAGGGATTATGATCGGATGAAGTTTGCGTACACCAGTAATGTGTGGAACCCCCGCCCGTCAGGGCTGTGCAAGAAACATTGTGTGGTGTTGAGTTGTTCACATAACGGGAGGGCATGATGCCGTATACCAAATCACCTAGACCTTACAAACACGAGTACGAAAAGCAGAAAGCGCGTGGCGAACTCGACGAGCGGATGGAACGCCAACGTGCGCGAAGAAAGATGGATGCCAGTTCCCCCGATAGGAATGGGAACGGCAAGGCCGACAAGCGCGAAGGTAAGGACATTGACCACGTCAAGATGTTATCAAAGGGTGGCTCCAACAAGACGGGCATACGCCTGCTGACACCTGCAAAGAACCGAGCACGTAATGGGCATAGCGTTCGAGAAGCGGGTGGTAAAAAACCTAGTTGACTTTATCGCAGTAATGCGCTAAATTGAAATTTAATAGAACGGCAGTTAGGTGTGAGTGTGCCGTTCGGGGTGTTTCTAGTTGATTGTTTTCAACCCTTTAACCGCACCAGTCAGCATGCGCAAACACTTTCGAGCGTAGGAACTGACAAGAGGAAGTTGGTACATCGAGCAGATTGGAGACCCCATTCTGCTCGATATGCTTTATAAAAAATAAGTGAGAACGAATTGGAAATAATAGACAACAAAGCATTGTTGCTGACACTGCGCAACCCGCAACGTGTCACTACAGTCATTCCCAAGAGCAAAGAACTATCCAACAACCAAGTTGTTGTCAAGTGGGGTTTAGACGAAGCCCAAGTTCTGCGCAACCTTAAGATCAAAGGTGTGCCTAGTCCCATCTTGGGACAGTACAACTGGCCGGGTCAGTACAAACCCTTTGAACATCAAAAAACAACAGCCGCTTTCCTGACCCTCAACAAACGTGCGTTCTGCTTAAACGAGCAGGGCACAGGCAAGACAGGCTCAGTCATTTGGGCGGCAGACTACCTGCTTAAACAGAAGCGTATTCGACGTGTGTTAGTCATCTCCCCCCTATCCATCATGGACTCCGCATGGAGAGCCGACCTATTCAAGTTTGCCATGCACCGCTCGGTGGACATTGCCTATGGCGCGAAGAACAAACGCCAAGCGGTCATCAACGGCACAGCAGAATTTGTAATCATCAACTACGATGGTGTTGAGATCGTTGCTGATGACATCTCACGGGGTGGGTTTGATCTGATTGTTGTCGACGAGGCCAACGCCTACAAGAACAGCATGACGAAGCGGTGGAAGGTGCTCAACGGCTTGGTCAAGCCCGATACGTGGTTGTGGATGATGACAGGCACCCCTGCCGCTCAGTCGCCCCTAGATGCCTACGGCTTGGCTAAGTTAGTCAACCCCCAAGGTGTGCCCCGTTTCTTCTCATCATTCAGGGATATGGTCATGCTCAAGCTGACCAACTTCAAGTGGATGGCCAAAGAGAACGCAACGAGTACAGTGTTCAACGCCCTGCAACCTGCGATCAGGTTCACCAAGGAAGAGTGCCTAGACCTGCCCGAGATGACGTACGTCAAGCGTACAGTCGAGTTGACCAAGCAACAGCAAAAGTACTACGACCTGCTCAAGAAGCGTATGGTGGTGCAAGCCGCAGGGGAGGAAATTACGTCAGTCAATGCTGCCGTGAACATGAGCAAACTCCTGCAAATATCTTGTGGTGCGGTGTACACCGACACGGGCGAGACCATCGAGTTTGACATCAAGAACCGCTATGCCGTACTGAGAGAAGTTATCGAGGAAGCAAGCCAAAAGGTTTTGGTGTTTGTGCCGTTCAAAAGCGTGATCACTATCCTGACAGACAAACTCAATGCCGAGGGCATCAAGACAGAAGTAATCAGTGGTGATGTGCCCTTGAACAAACGCACCGACATCTTCAACAGATTCCAAACCGACCCCAATGACACACGGGTGCTTGTCATCCAACCTCAGTCAGCCGCCCATGGCGTAACCCTGACTGCCGCAGATACTGTGGTGTGGTGGGGGCCGACCTCGTCCCTTGAGACGTACGCACAGGCCAACGCCCGAGTTCACCGATCAGGCCAGCGACACCCAACAACAGTGGTACAGCTTGTGGGGTCAGGTGTAGAAAGACACGTTTACAACTTATTAGATAATAAAATAGACGTACACACAAAAATAGTTGATCTTTACAAAGAAATACTTGAATAAAGGATAAATAGCCACTATAATAAAGATTCCAATAACCAAACGGAGAACGAAGATGACAGAAGAAACAGCCAAAGTACCAGTGGAAAAATTGGTCAAGGTATATTTGAAGATGAAGGCCAAGCACGACGAAGCCCGTATCGCCTATGAGGAAGGGGAGAAGATTCTCAAGGCGCAGATGGACAAAGTCAAAGCGGCTTTACTTGTGTACTGCAAGGAACAGAACATTGAGAGTGTGCGTACGGAAGAAGGTTTGTTCTACCGCACTGTCAAGTCAAACTATTGGACGAACGATTGGGAGTCCATGCGTAAATTTATTGTAGAGCAGGGCGTGCCCGAACTTCTACATGAGCGTTTGCATCAGGGAAACATGAAACAGTTCCTTGAGGCCAATCCCGACCTGCTACCACCGGGACTCAACGTGGATAGCGAATACACCATAACTGTACGGAGGAAATGATGACAGAGCCGTTTGTGCCAATCGAAGCGTTGGCTAAACACTTCACAGTCTCAGTCTCAACTGTACGTGCTTGGTTGCGTCAGGGCTATATCCCCAAAGATACATACGTGAAGGTAGGCAACACCTATCGTTTCAATGTGTCCCAAGTGGTAGCCGCCCTGTCTAGCAAACCCAAGGACGACGTGAAGATGATTGAACCTGATGTGGGACTACCCGTCCAACTTGAACTTGATTTTGAAACAACTGATAAAGATATTTAACCGGAGAACGAAATGAGCGAATTAACAATTTTTGGTAAGCCTAACAACGCCGCCCTTGCCCTGCTTGGCGGTATCGAAGACAACCTGACAAGCACCCTTGCAGGTAGCACAGGTAGCGGCAATCGTCGCATCTCCATTGAAGGCGGTGCATTCCGCGAATTCATTGGCGGTAAAGAAGTTCGTGTCAGCGAAGATCGCGCAATGAATGTTGTGTTGGTCAATGCCGCGCCCGTATCCCGTATGTTCTTTGAGGGCGTGTACCAAAAGGGCAAGATCACAAAGCCAACATGTTGGTCGTCTGATACCCAACGCCCCGACCCCGCTGTTCCACAAGATCAGCGTCAGGCGTCATTCTGCAAGGACTGCCCACAACACGTTAAGGGTTCTGCCGCAAGTGGTGAAGGCCGTGCATGCCGATTCCAACAGCGTATTGCTGTGATGATCGAGAGCGAGTTGGATAAGCAAGAAGTCTATCAAATCAACCTGCCATCAACATCGGTGTTCGGTGATGCAGAAGGTAAGAAGATGCCACTGCAAGCCTATGGTCGCTACCTCAAGGCACACAACACACATGCCATTAGCATCGTGACCGAGATGCGTTTTGACATTGACAGCGCAACACCTAAGTTGATCTTCAAGCCAGTACGTGCATTGGAAGAGCATGAGTTGAAAGCCGCCTTGGAGATGCGTGACCACGCTGACACCATCAAGGCAATCACTTTGAACGTGTCTCAGATGGATGGTGTGATTCCCGCACCGAAGGCCATTGAAGCCGCACCTGCCCCCGCACCAAAGCCCAAGGCCGCACCTGCCAAGGTCGAAGCCGAGGAAGTAGTGGAAGAGCCTATCAAGGTAACAAAGAAGGCCGCAACCCCTGCGGCTGAGAAGTCTGATATTGCCGACATCGTGGGTGATTGGGACGACTAAAATTTGGGGGGAAAGCCGTGCAAAGAGTTTAATAGCTTGCAGACGAGCGGTTAGTACCCCCACCTTTCGGTTATCTCATTCACTTTAACTATCGGCGGATATGGAAACTAAAACATTTTTGGAGGCAGTGTTGGGAGACGCTGGGTTCTACTGTGTCTTTGCGGGTCGTTTATCAGACGAACGCAAGGTGCAGAAGTTCTACAGTTCTCTCGACGAAGTTATCCATGCCGCCCACAATTTGGACAACGAAGGTTATGACGCTTATTTTGCACTCGGTACGTTTGAAGAGGCGGGGTCTCGTAAAGTACCCAACGTAAAACAACTTAGGTCGTTCTTCTTAGATTTAGACTGTGGGCCGTCAAAGGACTACGAAACACAGGCAGACGCGTTACTAGCACTACGCACGTTCTGCAAAACAGTAAGATTACCGAAGCCAACACTCGTAAATTCAGGGCGTGGTATTCACGTGTACTGGCCACTGACTGAACCTGTTTCACGTGAAACATGGATTCCTGTTGCGGAGCGGTTCAAAAGACTATGCCGTGAACACAATATGTATGGTGACCCTGCGGTTACTGCTGATGCGGCTCGGGTGCTTAGAGTTCCCCTGACGCACAATCACAAAGACACCCCACCGAAAGATGTGGTGTTTGTCGGCTCACCTGCTGACCCAATTCCATTTGAGTTGTTCTGCAACTTGATTGGAGACGACGACGTACCGCTTGCACCCAAGAAGTACGCACCCCGTGAAGCGGACGCAATGATGCAAGCCCTGTCGGGCAGTTACGTCAGCCGTTTCAAAACCATTCTGATTAAGACTCAGGCAGGTAGTGGGTGTGCGCAGATTGGCGAAGCGGTGATGAATCAAAACAACATCTCCGAACCACTGTGGCGAGCCGCATTATCTATTGCTAAGTTCTGTGTTGATGGGGGTAAAGCCATCCACAAGATTTCGAGCAACCATGAGGAATACACTGCCGAGCGTACCGAAGCCAAGGTTGACCTGATCAAAGGCCCATACCTGTGCGAACGCTTTAATGAGTACCGCCCTGATGTCTGCACGAACTGTCAGCATTGGGGCAAGATCAAGTCACCCATTTCGCTTGGGCGAGAAGTACAAGAGGCTGAGGAAGAAGATAACGTAGTGGTGCAGAAGCCACTTGGTATCCATAATGCAACCCCTATCAAGTACAGCATACCCAAGTACCCACACCCGTATTTCCGTGGGAAGAATGGTGGGGTGTTCAAGCACTCCAAGAACGCAGAGGGTGAAGACAAAGACGTCATGGTTTATTTCAACGACCTGTACGTTGTGCGTCGCCTCAAAGACCCCGAGTTGGGTGAAGCATTGGTAATGAGATTGCACCTGCCAAGAGACGGGGTGCGTGAGTTCACGTTACCTCTGACTGCGGTGGGCACGAAGGATGAGTTCAGAAAATACTTAGCCGCGCATGGCGTTGCCGTGTTGAACGTAGGTGAGTTGATGGAGTACACAATGAGATGGGTAAACGAGTTACAGTTTACGGCTGAAGCTGACGAAGCCCGTAGACAGTTTGGTTGGACAGATGACAAGGGCACGTCCTTTTGCCTTGGCAATATGGAAGTGTTCAAAGATCGCGTGGAGATCAATTCACCCTCAAGTGCAACTGCGGGTCTATTCCCTGCCTTCAACCCAAAAGGTTCGTTGGAAGAGTGGAAGAAAACCATGTCGTTCTACAACAGGGCGGGAATGGAGATGCACCAGTTTGTTGTGGGTATGTCATTCGGTGCGGTGTTGATGGAGTTTCAGCCAATCAATGCGGCGGCGTTTCACATATTCAGCAAGGGCTCCGGCCTTGGCAAGACAACAGCAATGTTGGCAGGTGCCTCGATATGGGGTGACCCTGATCTACTCATGCTTCAAGAACGGGATACGTTTAACTCAAAGATGAATCGCGCTGAGGTCTACAAAAACCTGTGCGTGTACATGGATGAGATGACCAACACCGCACCGAAAGACCTGTCTGATTTTGCCTATCAACTTCCTAGTGGTATGCAACGTAATCGCATGGGGCCCAAGGGCAACGTTGAGCGTGTACGTGGTAAGCCATGGAAAACTTTGTTCGGCACGACAGGCAACACCAGCATCATTGAGCGCGTTGCATTGTATAAGGCTCTGCCACAAGCGGAAGCCCAACGGGTACTGGAATACAAAGCCGTACCTGTCAACTTCGAAACCAAGGAAGAGACAGACAAGTTTAGTGCCGCACTAAAGGAACACTATGGATTAGCGGCTGTGCCGTACCTCCAGTACGTCATGGGCAATCTGGAGCCAGTGAAAGAACTTGCCCTGACAACTCAACGCAAGATTGACGTAGCGGCTGGCCTCAAAGCCGACAACCGCTTTTGGTCTGTCTTAGCATCACGCTCAATCACGGGCTTGATGTTGGCTAAGAAGTTGGGACTGATTGACTGGCAGATTGCACGAATCGTGCAGTGGATTATCAAGGTCATGCAAGACGCACGTACCGATATGGCCGAGATGGGTGTTGATGTTGAAAGCATCCTGACAGACTTCTTGGCTGACCACTACAACGGCATCCTGCGTATCAAGAGTACGGATGATGCACGTAAACAAACAACGGGACTAGATCATCTGATTCACCCCGAAGCCGTACCACGAATGAACTTTGTGGCTCGGTACGAGTACGACATTAAAAGGTTGTACCTTCTGCCCAAGCCGCTCAAAGAGTGGTGCGGTAAACAACAGATCAACTATGGTGGATTTGTTGATGGTCTGAAAACAGGACGCACGAAAGCAAAGAAGGAGAAGGTTCGTTTGGGTAAAGGCACCCATTCAAACTGGCCGCCCGTTGATGCAATTACTGTGGACTGCTCATCATTTATGGACGATGAAACTGAGCAAAGTATGGCGACAACC